GGTATAATTTCGAATTGTGCAAAACTCTTGAAGGTATTTATGTAATCCACAATATAATGTTTTCTTTCTTTGGTCAAATAACCTTATTTTTCCATCCCACATACGATTACGATATGCAGGCATAAACTTATACCCAGGAACAAAGAAACAAAAGTGTTCTGATAATTCTTTTTCTATGGAAGGTTCGCATTGGACATGCATGAAGACTTCGTTCTTCTTTTTGATTGTAATGGATTCCATGATTAGATTCCGCTAGTAAATTTTCTCCATTCAATCATATTCTTAATGTTCTGATGTCGCCATTTAATGTTTTCCATTATCTCTTTTAATGTTGCACATGTTTCTTCAAGATAATCGATTTTAGCTTTAGCTTCTTGTATGACTGGGTCTGAATCATAGTAATATCCCATGTCGCCCTTAAGAACAGTAAGTCCTCCGAGAGGGTCGTAATCCCAGCCTTTTTCCTCAATATCTTCTTTACTTAACTTGCCGTTATAGTGTAGCCATTTGTCTTTAAGTAGCACCTTAAAGTCGGCTTCTTGTTTTTTAAGTTTTAATCTATGAACGGAGTATATCTCTAAATACTTAGAATGTAATTTAGCAGACTCTCTCGAGGATTCATCAAGATTCATTTCATCAATAGTGGAATCTTTTTTCCACATTTCTAGTATCTGTTGCAAATTATTCATATTATTATATTATACTATAGTTTTGATTAAATGTAAATAGTTATTTAACTTCAAAGTAGGTATACCCAAAGGTAATATCTATTTGAGCAAATTCAATATCGGTAGTCTGTGTATTAAACTCAACACCGCCAATAGAAGTAGGGAACACACCTTTAAATTGTATTTCTTTTGAAACATTATTATGTGAACTTAAAATCAATAATGTTGCATCTTCTTTAAAATCTTCAGCTGTTCCTTTCTGTGCTATATTGTGTAACCAATTAAATGTTTCAATATAGTTTTCCATATCTTCAGTAACATTAACTCGTATTGTCAAATCATCAAATTGTAATCTATCACCTGTGACTGCTAAGTTAATACCTCTATGTCCTACTCCTACTTGAGGCATTGAAACATTTGGTAAAGATACACTTGTACAGAAGTATTCCACATTGGCGTACTTTTCTGAGTTTACTTTAAATTGAAACCCTACTGGGCTAAGAAAGTTTTTGTTTGTTGTTAATGTACTCATACTATTATTTATACATATAAAAAAAGGGGTTCCGAAGAACCCCTTAAAAAATAGTTAAAAACTATTAGTCCATCATCTCATCAACTCTGAAGATTCTGAAATATGGGTTAGCTCTATCGGTACCTACACCGTTAGCAGCTACAAATGGGTTTGTTACCATTCCATATCTAGTCTTAAAGCCGATTCTTGGTTGGAAGTCAGTTTCACCGACTGCTTTAACCATTGTTAAAGGTACGTATGGGCAATAGAACATACCAGCATCGTATGGATTAGAACCTCTATATCCAACACATGCGAAGTCTGTCTGAGCATACGGATCGATGTAAACTTTTAGTCTGCCGTTAAGAACACCAGCAAAAGTATTACCTGTGTCATCAACATTTAAGTTTGCACTTAAAGCAGGAGTATAGTCAAGTAGACCAGCTGCAGCAAGAGCAGAAGCTACGTCTGAAGAAACGAGTACAAAGTTACCTTTTCCTCTTCTTGTTTCTTTAGCAATTACGTTTGCTTCTCTTTCGATTTGCATGATAAGACCTTTGAACTTCTCAACCATCCATCTACCGTCAGAATCTGATGATAAATTAAATACACCTTTAATAGTTGCATTTGCTTGTTGAGCACCAAGCTTAGCTTTCACTAAGATTGTTCTAATAAGTTCTCTGTTGATTTCAGCTAAGATTTCAGCAGAAAGAATATTAGCAAGTTCGCCTTCAGCATCCAATCCGTGGATTGCTTTAAGGTCTTGTGCTAGTTCCATTGTGTACTCAGCTTTTAGAGCTCTTGACTTAGCAGTTACTGTTGATTTCTCGATTGAGAAAGCCATCTCACCGAATGTACCGCCACCGGATGTTCCGAAAGCTTCCATTGTTGCTGTTGCAACACCAGTACCATGGTCGTGAGTAGTATCGCCGTCACCGATGTCGCCATCGTTATCAGCATCTGTTACGCCTTCTAGACCTGTTGGTCCACCTGCGTCGTGAGTACCAGTACCTGAGAAGTTTGTTAAAGCTTCATCAAATAAAGCTTCAGCACCTGCTTGAGTACCGTATCTTGATTTCATTGCAAAGATAAGTCCTGTTGGACCACTCATTGGTTGTACACCAGCGATATCATAAGCAATAAGGTTAGGCATTGCTCTTCTAACTAAAGAAATAAGAACTGGGTCAAAGTTTGCAACTCCACCACCAGCAACACTGTTAGATGCTGCGGCTTCTGAAATCATATTACCTTGAGCTTGAGCTCTTTCTTCTTGTAGAGCAACTTCCTGGTTTTCTAATAGTCTAGCTGTTACAGCTTTTCTATATTGGTTATCAATCTTAGGAGCACTTTCGTGTTCTAGGACTGGTCCCCATTTTTCCATAAGTTTTGCGTCTGCATTAAACATTTCTGTTTCCCCTTATAATTTATTTAGTAAATTTTGTTATAGCTTGAGTGTATTTAGCCATATTATCTGACATATCAACTTCTTGATTGTCTTCGCCTAATAGACTATCTACTTCGTCCACTGACTCAGTAACTTCTTGTTTGAAGTATGATTCTTTAACAACTTGTACTTTTGTTTCAAAGTTTTCTTTGTTATCGAATTCGATATCTTCTACTAAAGATGCTAATTTTTCAGCTTCTGTTTCAGCAAGCCCTTCTGATTTTTCTCTAACTACTTCAGCTCTTTCTAAAACTTGAACCTTGTTATGTAGGTCGATATTATCAGTTGTGGTTTTATTTAAAGTATCTTCAAGCTCAGTAACTTGTTCGTTGAGTTCGTCAACTAAGTCAACTTTACCTTCTGGTACTTCGATGTAGTGTTCTTTGAACACACCTTGTAGTGAAGCCATGAAGTCTTCAGCAATTTCAGTTCTTAATCCGTTCTGTATTGCAACTTCATTCTCTTTCATCCAATTTTCAACAACATAGTTAAGGTATGAGTCTACCTTTTCTACGATTGAAGATTGTAAGTCAGATACTTCTTCTTCAAGGTTTTGCGCATATTCACTTTCTAGTCTTTCAACTTCATTCTTCAGAAAGTGTTGCTTCCTCTTTAACCAATGCATCTAAATCCTCATCAAAATCGACTGACTCAACTTTTGCTTTAGCCGCAGGCACTGGTGCCTTTTTGACTTTCTTCAATGCATCGTCAACTGATTTGATTGATTCTTCTTCAGAAGTTTCGTCCACTTTCGCCATTTTAGCAAATAGTTTCTGCGCGTCTTCTTTTCTAGCTTTTTTAAGCATATCTACAGCGGCTTGTATAACGCCTGCCTTAGTTTTTGGAATAGTAACAGAAGGAGTTTCCTCTTTGACAGATTCTTTCTCTTCCTCTTCTTCTTCCTCTTCACCATGAGCGTCTTCTTTCTTTGAAGCCTCTTCAAGTTCTTCAGTTTCCTCGTTTACTACAACGTTCTCTTCTTCTGAACTCTCCTCTTCTGAAAGTACTACCTCTTCTGTAGCTATGTCTTCAGCTAATTCATTTTTAATAGCGTCTTCTGACATAATTAATTCCCCTATTTTTGAGAGTTTAGTTTAGAGAGGAAATTTTTAAAAGCACGAATTTCAACCTCTGGGAGGTTTTTGCTCGAAGTACTTTTTATTTCAGTCTCAATTAATTCAATATCTTGTGGCTTAATGAGTCCATTTTCCCATACCCATTCAACACCTTCCATAACTCCATTCACAAATGCGGACGGAGCACTAGGGTCTTGAACGATATCAACTGTGGCTAACATAAAGTCAGACCCCACGTATTGGACACCATTCTTTGCTACAAGACTTCCCATACCACGACTTGACACACCAAGCTTAACACCACCTTCGAGCAAACCTTCGACGATTTTACCCATTGGGGTTTTAAGTATTGATGCTTTTCCTACAACATCATTACCCTGCCAATGCAGATTATTGATTTTGTGTGAAACCTTATCAAGGTTAACTGTTGGACCCTCTGGATGATTTAACTCCCCTACAGCTCTCCCTGTTTTAACTTGTTCGGTCACATACTTTTCAACTGCTTTTTCAAGAGTTTTCTTTTCGTATATGCGACCATTTTTGTTCTTTTGATTAGATTGCATAAATACGCCTTCGATGAAATAGTCCTTTTCACCGTTCTTCTTGGCTTCACATATGATATCTAATTCTTGGTCTATGTGTTCAGTAATAAGTTTCATTTTATTCCTGTTCTTCTTTGTTTCTCTGAATCAAAGTAGATGCTAATTCTATTTTCTTAGCGTCAAGTGCATCAGATATTTTCTGACCTATAACACCTTCAAACTCTTTATTAGCTTTTACGTTATCACCATCTTTTAAATGGTTTACTAAATTTTCTACTGACATTATTTAATCTCCACTATTATTTATATATTTTTAATCTTCAACAGCACTAGAATTCATCTTCTGCTGGGTATAAACCTGCTTTTCTTTCAGCATCTATTTGAGATTCCATCTCTTTTTTATCGTCATCGTCCATTCTAAGAATATTTTTGGTAGCCCATTCAATAGAAATAAACTTACCAAGATAATCTTGTACTGACCCTAACAATTCAAATCTTTCTCTTATCATTTCAGATTGTTTTAATTCAGAAAAGTAGTTATCTTCAATAAAGTCAAATCCTATCTTTTCCTTCCATTCTTTCCAATCTTCTTTGGTAATAATACCTTTTAATAAGAGTTGAGTTTTTAGCAATTGCATAAACAAGTCTGAGAATCTCTTTCTTAGTCTATCAATAAACTTTTTAAACTTAACTTCATCTCTTGTTATTTCAGTGGTTCTACCTAAACTAAATTGAGCCTCTTGCTCTAATCTATTTACTGGAACATTTAATGACTTATATAGTTTCTTTTGGAAATATATAATATCATCAATCTGTCCAAGGTTTTCACCACCTGGTAATGTTGATATTTCAGTACCTCTTCCACCTTCTCTACGAGGTAAGAAGAAATCCTCTAACATCGACATGTGTTTCTTAGTATCTTTTATATCACCTGTGGTTGCGTCATAAACTAATTTGTTACGATACTGATTCATAATACCTCTTAAGTATTCTTCCGCCTTACCTTTTGGTAAGTTACCAACATCGATATAAAAGATTCTTCTTTCAGGAGCTCTACTTATTCTGTATATAACAAGTGAGTCTTCCATCATTCTTAATTGGTTGACTGGTTTTACAGCCTTTTGTAAATATGATAGGATTCTTTTTCTCTGTGAATCCATAACACCTGATGTACAATATGCTATCGCATCTGGATATATTTTTACACCTTGGTTATATTTACCTAACTTATTGTCTTGATACATAAAGTATTCATCTACTTTAGTAATAACTTTAGCACCTGTTTTAGGGTCGTCTTTTTCTTCGACCTCTTTGACCTTTCTTAAATGTGCTGGGTCAATATATCTTAATTCTTTAATACCACCTTTTGTATTATCTCCGTCGATAATAATGTGATATGGTAATCTACCATCAACATACCATTTTCTAAAAATGTCATGTGAATATTGGTTAAACCCTAATAGTGATAGTAAGTGTTGGAATTCGTATTTAACACTTTCTTTAATCTTATCACCTACTTCTAGTTCATCAAGTACAATATCTACAGGCGACTGATTATGGTCACCAACTATTGCTTCATTAATAATATCTTCGATAGCGGCATCGCATTCGGGTTGTGTTGCAATGTCTCTATATTTGTAAATTAAATCGATTTCGGTTTTGGCCTTATCGCCATCGATATCAATATATGCACCAAAATGTCCACCGGCTTTAATAACACCGGCACCGTCTTCTTCGGTCTTAGGTACAAACGAAGGTCTTAAAGGTGCGTCCTTCGATTTTCTTTTTATTTCAAATCCAAAAAATTCTGCCATGTTTTATCCTATAATATTGGAGGGACTATTGCCCCTCCTCTATTATTATTTATACTTAAGAAGTTGTATTAGATTCCCAGTATTGTACTTGGAATTCTACAGTAAACTCTTCTATCTGATTTTCATTATCATATGAAACATCAATAGCCGCGATATTGCTTGGGAAAATACCTCTAAAATCATATCTCTTAGTTACATTTCCACCTTTATCCAATTGTTCTACTACAGCGTCTGCCATATAGTCAACAGGATTAACTGCGCCATCATTTGCGTTATGAGCGTTAATACCATTACTCCATCTTTCTAAGCCATTCCTTACTTCCATAGCTGCATCATTAATTACAGTTACGGTCCATGGTTCAAATTCTCTGTCACCTGCCATTTTGAGTTTTCTACCTCTAAATGGAACTTCAATTAATCCAATAATTGAAGCAGGCATCTGAGCACCTTTACACATGAATGATGTAAGCTCTACATCGCCTTGAGCGTATGACGGGAAGTTAAGTGTTACCTTAAAGAGGTTACCTCTAGCTCCGCCAGCTACCAATTTTGATTTAAAATCGTCTATGCCTAGTATTGCCATGATTTACCCCCTTAACCTGCAATCTCGGTGAATTCCGCACCGGATCTTGTTGCAACAAAGTTCAATTGAATGAAGTTAATAGCTCTTGCAGGCTTAACAAAAATGTCAGCTACAAACTTATTACTATCAATCACTTGACTTGTATTATTTGTTTCATCACACACAACTAAAAAGTCTGTGAGACCTCTTCTTCCCTTAACGTCTCTTAAGAATGGTTCAACTAAATTCTTAAACTGAGCTCTTGTGAATTCGTCGTTGAATTCGAATAGTTGAGCTTCTGCTGCAGAACTAATTGATTTTTCTAAAGCTAAGAATAATCTTCTTACGTTAATTCTATCAAATGCACTTGGTCTATTTAATAGTGTCTTATCACCAAACAAGATTGTACCTTGTCCTGGTAATGAAACTAGTGGGTTAACTCTAGCTTTATATAATGAATCCCTATCAGCTTGCTGTGGGTTATACGCTAATTTAACAACACCTTTTAATTGACCTCGATTCTGACCTGCTGGTGAGAACCATGCATCTTGGTTTTTATCTGTCTGAGCACATAGTCCAGCAATATGTCCTGCTGCGCCTATGTATCTATAAACATCGCTATATTTGTCATATACATAAACTGCACTTGAGTCGATTACTCCATAAGAGCTTGACTTAATGTCGCCTGCATATGTCGCAACAGTTGATGCTCCACCATTGACTGAGTCTGCAATTGGTGGTGAAACGAATGCTAAACAGTCTTTTCTTTCAGCAGCTATATCTATAAGATGTTCTGCCATAACTTTTGAACCATCTGCATCTGGTGCTCCAAATAATAGACTAATGTCTAATGTTGCCTTATCCTTTAATACGTTAAAAGCAGCTTGAAGTTCTGAAGTGCTATAAGCAGTTTCGTCTACTCCGCCTCCTAATGAACCACCAATTACAGTATCATGTGTATCGAATGCAGTGCCACCACCTGCTAGGGCTTCTGTACCATCAGCTTTTTTACCAGCGTCTGATAAGTCACTTGAATGACCTCCCCACCAAATGTATTCGGACCTTGCATTAATCACATCTTTGTAAAAGATTGATTCACCATCTGCTTTCTTAGCATCGGATGCTTGTGACAAGAATGGAAATACTTCCAATACTTGACCTTTGGTACCACTAATTAATCCGTCTTCATCTTCGACAATTATATGTAGCTCATCTCCAGTAAGGCCATACTTTGTAGCGTATGGGCTGTTACCAGGAGCTCCATCTAATTCAGCTTGTAGTGCTGCTGACAGTGCGGCGAAAGAAGTAGCGTTAGTTACAACATGGACCTTAAGAGAGTTTCCTAATGACCCTGCATATCTAGCACTAAATATTCCAGCTGTACTTAGAGCACTTGCTGTTTTTGTCAAATAATCAGATTCATTCTTAATTAATAATGCAGTCCCAGAGCCGACTCTAGCGTTCTTTAAATCTCCGCCAGATGATCTTACAACTCTTAAAGCATTACCATATTTTAAAAATGATGCTGCGACTAAAAAGTGATGATAATTGGATTCGTCAGGAGTAGAAAATCTTTCAGCTAATTCGTTTTCAGAACTAACTAAGACCGCTTCCTCTATCGGACCCCAATTAAATGCACCTGCAAATCCACCTACTGATGAAGATGTCACAGGTACAACGTTTGTGGCGTCAATCTCTTTGATACTAACGCCGGGTGATACTTGAAATGCCATCGCTTTATCCTCTTTTATTTGAGTTAGTTAATATGTTATACATAATACGGTTATATTCACTACTATTATTTATAATTTTGTCTACTTTAACGGCTCAGTCTATTGTGTAATCATCATCTTTGGCGGCATAATCGCTCACCATAAATAGTCTATTGGGATGTACACTCACTCTAAACTTGGTCATATCTTTACGATTAACTAACATTTCTGATGCTGTATCTTTTTCAGTTAATCCTATTTCCATAATATATTTCTTATTATTGAAAGTAACACCATGTTCGATAACTGGACGTCTATCGAATGGCTTACCACCTCTACGAGGTTCTGATATGTCGACTATTTCACTTTTATAACTTACACCGTTCTTTTCCCATAATGCAGTGTCGCCTTTTATTTCTAATTTATCTACATGAAGCATAGTTGCTGATGCGGAATTACCTGTATCGAATTTTGCTCTGATAAGATTGTTTTCCATGCCATCAAGTTTTATACTTTCAATGTATCCTACTTCTTGTCTCATTAATGGTCTTCTATTATGATCGTCGCTAAACCATAATAATATTTCATCTAATACATCGAAGTCTGAAATCTTTTTACCTTTCTTTCCTGTTTCTAAATCATAGCCCAAGAAATGAGACCTAATACCTGGACTACCGTTAACTTCTAATATATAAAACTTATTGCCTACTTTACAATGGTCTACACCAACATAAGAAGCTCCAGTACATCTAGCGGCATTTATAACTAATTCCTTTTCCTCTTCTGATAAATCATAAGGTAAAGTGTCAGCACCTAAATGTACATTGTTTCTAAATTCTTTTCCGTCTTTTCTTTTTCTTTCAGCTGAACCAACTATTTTATTATTGACAACAAGTGTTCGTATATCCGACTCTAGTTTAAAGAACTCTTGTATTAATAAGTCAGCTTTAAATTTCCATAGGGATTGACATACTGAAATTAATGAACTCATATCATTAACCTTTGATACACCAATACCTTGAGTACCTCTTAATGTTTTAATTACTACGGGAAACTTACCACCTATTCTTTTGTGTGCTTCCTCTATTGACTTGACATTATTAACTATTGCTGTTCTTGGCACTGGTATATTGTTTCTTTCAAGTGCTAATGTAGATGTCATTTTATTGTCACATAGCAACATTGTTTCTAAATCATTTATAAGAAAGAATCCAATATTTTGTAGAGTAGATATTAGAGCTTGCGAAGTTAATGATTTAAGAGCTCCAGCTCTAACAAATATAATAGTGTTTTGAACTGATAGGGCTATTTCATTATCATCACCATCGATATTACGAATCTTAACTGAACCAATTTCAACATCACTTGAAACCATGTAAGCTTCATCAATATCAATTAAAGTATTTTTAATTTTTCTTTTATCACATACCTTCTGCATTAATTCCGCAAAGGTACCCTCCTCATCGCCGAGGCCCATTATTACTACATGTAAATCCTTAGCGGGAGTTACATCTTCTGTTAAATATTCTGTGAATTTTTCCATTCTGTTTCAAACCATATATTTCCGTCTTCGTCTCTAGTATATTTATTAGAATTAGATTCTCCATTACTTCCTTCTATAAATCCAAAAGGTAACATATCATCTTGTATAGCTTTCAGACGTTCTTTGTATAACATATTCTTCATATCAATATTAGTTAATGATTGAAAAATATCCGTTGTTGTAAACCATGAAAATAGTACAAGGTTCATCATTAAGTCATCATGATTAGGAGGTAAAGCCATCCATGAACTTCCCCTTGATACAAAGGTACTCATTTCAATTATTGTCTGTGCATCATGTACTAATAATTTTTTTTGTTCAATCAAATCTTTTACAGATGAACAACCAATACGCTTTACTCTTCTGGTCATTGTCGCCCCTAAAGCATTGGCCTTAACTGTAGATTCTACAAACATATTCTCATATTCTAAATCATAATATAATCCATTACAGACTACACCTCCTTGGTCATTACTTTCTACAATAACATAAGCTTCATTATATGTTTTTGCATATTTGTATATAATGTCTGGCATTAACATCGGTGATATGTTATTATCGCGAAATGTTGCATACATCGACCGTCATTACATATTCATGGTTTTCTACAGGCTCTTCATAAATAAATATATTTTCTTTATAATGTAATGGGTCTCTACTCTTTTGTGCTAATAATACATCAGCTGATATAAGTGTATTACCTTTACCATGGAATGTATTTCCAAACTCTTGGTCAAACTGTAATTCAGATGTATTTGATATTGTTTGTTTTTTCCATTCTTTATCTCTTCCTGGTACGTCCCACCAATCTACACGAAAAGGTTTAAACTCATTTGTACCTTGTAAAGCTCCTTCCCATAACTTATGATATACATTACCTATACCATTTGCTGTTGAAGTTACAATAACCTTTGTATCTTTACCTGCTGAAACCACCGGATAAGTAGATGTATAGAACTGAGCATCGTTTTCTACGAACGCAAACTCATCAAGGAATAGTAAGTTAATAGAGAGACCACGAATAGAACTACCAGATGTTGCTGCAGCAATAATTTTTGAGTTATTACTAAATTCTATTGACCCTTTATTTAATGCTTTACATCCAGGCTGTAAAAAGAATGGTAAGTTCTCAAGTGCTAGTGTAATCCTAGCAAGCATTTCTCTTGCAACAGCTCCTTTGTTAGCCAAGATAGCAATTGTCTTTTCTGGATGGAAACATGCATACCATAATAAAAATACAACTGATGATATTGATTTACCACTTTGACGACAAGCTAATACAATACTAAACCTATTGTCTTTAAATTGTGTAAACATTTTTTCCTGATAAGGATATAAATCAAATGGTACTAATCCTTTATCAAGAGAAATAACTTTTATGTATTTACGAGCAAAATAACATGGGTCTTCCATGCATTTATGGTATTCTAATACTTCTTCTTTAGTAAAAGAAGTTTCAACACCGTCTCTTTTAACAGACGGATTACCTAGATATCCAAATTCGTTATTCTTGAGCTTTTGCATCGATTACTTTATCCTTATCTAATAACATTCGCTGTAAATCAGTTGTACTACCAACGAATACATTGTTATTAGTTATCTTTTTAGCTTCTTCCTTCTCATCTTTAGTTATATCTGCCTTATCTTTTTGCAGTTTCATGAGTTTTTCAGTAGTATCACCAATATCTTTTATAGTTTTTGATAAAACTTCAAACGCTCGCGGGTGTTCGCTCTCGCGCGCGAGCTCAGCTAAAACATCTAAGGACCTAGTACCGACTGTGATTAAATCTTTATAGGTTCTTCTTGAAAAATCATAATCATCTTTCACATCTTTATCAAGCTTAATCGGTCTGTCCTTCAATGTTGTAGGAACATTCTTCTGTAAGTTTTTCATCATCTTATCTTTATCCATTATTCACCTTCAGTAATAGTTGTAGTGACAGTAAAGCTACCTGGAGTATCTGTTGCCCCTACTGTAAAGTCCATTTGTTCAAATGTTTCAGTTACATTATCTTTATCATGGAAATCTAAATTGACTTCTCTTATAACATTTACATCTGCAGTTGGACCATAGAATTTCATTTTCATAACGAAATTCAATTGATATATTAAAACTCTTCTTTCTGTAAAATC